CCATCCACAGCAATCTTCTTCTTGATCTTCTGTGTTTGAGGCACTACGTCAATGATTTCATCTTGATAGGGTCTTATCCCCAAAGAAGTCTGAACCATATAAAATCCCTTTCATATCTAAACTTATAGTGTAGATCATTGCCACCGCAATACCATCTACAGTGATGTTCACACTTGCCGATGTGACTGCGAATCCAGTCAACCATCTCAGTGTGTCTTTTTACGCCTTTAAATGGATTAGCTTCGTATATACGAACTTCGTACCAACCCGGTTTAGTTAATTCCCAACCATTTTTTGAGTCATAGTGATTCACTTATACCTCAATAGAAAGATCATATATTTCTTTTCGTCCACGACTTCAAATGCTGAGTCGATCCAGTTAATCAATCGTAGACCGAACTCCGGTTCTGATATCTGATTGCAATATTCATTAGACAAGCCAAAAGTGTTCCCATCATAGGATTTATCAATCAATAAATCAGTCCACAAATCAAACAGTTCTTTTACCGGGAGGTATCATAGGTGGGAGTTCTAGGTTCCCTCCATGAAAGCAGCTTTTAGGATATTGAAGCAGTAGACGTTGCAGCTTCCTTGGGTTCTCGATAGGCCAACCACAATTGTTTTTGTGGTTGTTGAAGTACCAATAAAACCTCGCAGGTTGACCCCACTGATATCCGTGACGTCGGATGTGAAGATATCGTTGATTGAGTTTCATACTGGCCTCCTGCTCTGTCAATTCAACATAACAGAAACTGGACAGAAATCAACCAGTTTATCATCCATATGAAAAAACTTGTTCATAGGTAGCCCAGGACGAAAGCAGTTGCTTCGGTAGGCTTGTCAAAAATAAAGTCGTAGTCCCAATCACGAATGTCGTTAAGGTACCAGTACCCCCAGGGCTTGTTCCAATGTTGTTTGATATGATAGCTCATCTTGCGGTCGCGACACCAACCAAAAGAATCTGTTGTATTGAGTCTTCCTTTAACACGAACGCACCATTTGGGGCCTCGCCGGACAACCTTATACTTCTTAATCTCTTTCACAACCACCTCAACTTAAACCAAGAAACACTTTCCTGTGTCTCAAAGGAATAGGCATACATCATATCATCTCTCGATGAAACATCAGACACATCAGTCACTGTTAAGCCAATAAAGTCAGGTAGGTTTCTGGCCCATTCTTCAATCTCTTCCGGATTAATAGGATCCGAAATCAGAGCAGTATAAGGACTTGAGTCTCTGAACATTGACACTAATAGCCAGCCTGATTTAGTAAATCCTTGATCTGAGTCACGACGCCCGCACTACGCTTGAACTTGATGGCCCATTGCTCAGGGTTGATATAATCTATGATCATCTTTTGCTGAGATTCGTCCAAATCTTCAATCATCTTGATGCCGCTCTCACTGTGATACAACATCCACGGACTGATTTTGCCGGCAGTGATAGAATAGACTAGCCTGTTTCGGTTTGCGTATCGTAAGCAGTCTTTCGTTTCGATTCCTGCCGTCTTTGCAAGTTCAATCGTGTTCTCAATGCTACGAGCAACAGCATCCATCGGATCTTCATCCTTTAGATACTGAATGAGAAACTTAGTGTAGTTAGCATCGCTGCACCAGCTGTCGATCTTCACGCTGTTCTTGAGCAACCAGTCAGCATAGCGATTGACATTTAGACAATGGATGTTCACACAGTAATGACCGAACTTCACGAATGCAATGTAATACGCCGACTTACTAAAGTCTAGGTATGTCTTCTGCTTTTTAGTTGCAGTGTTCTTTGCATAGAAACGAAGCCAAGACTGAAAGCCGATGCGATTGCCCGGCAAGTCTTTATCTTGCCAGCGGCGTTTGTTCTCGCAAAGATGTTTCATCATGGTTGTCTCACGCTGAAACGATCTGTTGCAAAACTCGCAACTAAATTCTGAGGGCTTAATTGCCCCAGTCTTCTTCATACTGTTTAATATCTTCGTCTGTAGTAAGGTCACTCAGCAACTCAATCTCGTCAAATTTTAATTCAGGAAACTTCTTAGCAAGATACATCTTTTTCTTGTGGCTGTCAACGTACACCTCGCTGAGAAGGGTTAGATCACCGTCATTAGTTTTAGGATATATCTTCTTGAAGTATTCTTTGATTTCTTTTTGCTTTGGGCTATCAAGCAATCGAGTTACACGTTCTCTGATATGAGGAATCCACTGATGAAACTGCTTACCCAATCCCGGGCTTGCAGCACACAAAATAAGCCAGTGTAGCTTGGTATTCTTTTGGACAGCTTCATTGAACAGATATTTGTTAGAGTGGTTTTCAGTGCTTTGAAGATAATAAGACTGAACGTCTGCGCTAGCCCTCACTGCACTGATCCAGTGCAGCATCATGAACGGCACGAACTTCTTCCGCTGTTCGGGAGTCAACCTATCATAGTACGAGTAGTCCTTCTTGTCAATAGCCGCTAGGGCATCAAACAAGTCAAAGTCTTGACCTGTGAACTTTTCGTCTGCTGATAGTTTTTCTTTAGCCATTAAGAGCGCAACGCTTCCAAAGTGATAATGTGTTCGACCGTCTTCCCCAAATCATCAAAATCAGTGATGATAGTCAGAGTAGGGCCTTGACCGTCTTTAAACCGATCTAGCTTGTTATGTTCAATGATCCATCCGCCCGAAGCAGGATAGATAGCAAAGCGTACACTCGTCTTGGGAGAAGGAGTGTCAGACTCTCGTGTCACAAAAGTTTCGCCGCGACTATTTTCCCAAGCCTCTCGGGCCCATTCTGCGAACTTTTTCTTAAACCAACCCATCTTCTTTTCCTTTTTGTTATTAGTATATGCAATCTCGCCGGGCATGCCGCCAGCCATTGTCATGCTATATGTCTTACCGTACGACATTACTTCTTTCCTTCCTTAGGAAGAGTAACTTGAACGTTTCTATACAGAGTGCGTATCACACCCATGATATCTGATTGCTTGTTATTTTTCTTAAAAGTCTCGATAGCTACTTCTATGTTCATCGTTCTCTCCTCTAAAATACTTGATTGTAGTCTACTACTTCGCAGTTCCTGCTAATCTCTTTGACGAAATAAACGCATCTAGGTTTTTCACCGTCATCAATGGGAACACACAGAAGCTGACCATTACGGAGTCTCGGGGCATACCACGTGACATCTGGATAGATATCTAGAATCTCAATTGGCAAAAATGTAGGAGCAGACGAACTTAAGGGGTTAAACTGAAAAGCATTGAAACCTCTGTCATTGAGACTAGATAGAGGAAGAGTTTCAAGATCACCGTGTTCTTGTTCTCCGATGAGTATCTGCCAATCAACCGGCATCTTAATAGACTTGTTACCGATTCTAAGAACTAGCGCAGGACTATTGAATGTTTCCAAAAAGATCAGAGGGATATAATAATAGTCAACGTTTGCAGGCGTTGAGTTATCGAGAATAGCAAACCTAAGATCATCTATCTCTTCAGGAAGTGTTTCGAGGTTGTAGTATTGGTTTTCTAATGTCAAAATTCTCATACTGTTATTGTATCTTTTCTGTTGTAAAAAGTCAACACCTTAATAATCTAATTTTTCCAAAGTGAACGGATAGCTAGCTTCCTTGTAAAATGCTTTTCTTTGTGTTAGGTGTCTCTTTGCGAACTTGCAAGTACTAGTGACATCCCAGATTTCTACATGGTCCTTGTCTTCTGCTTTACGAATACCTCGACCAATGCTTTGAATAACTCTCACAAAAGACTTACCCGGTTCGATGAGAACAAGATTAAAGATGCGAGGAATATTAATACCAACAGCAGCTACTCCATAGGTCGCAACCAATATCTTATCATCGCTTATGGCAATTTCGTCATATTCTTCTTTTCGTTCTGTCAGCTTCGTGCCACCGTTAACAAAAACTGATCCTGGTATTCTGCTGACTAACTCTTTACCTGCGTTGACACGATCAACAAGCACAAGCGTATTACCCGTTTCGTTGACTTTCATTATGAGTTCAGCTATCCGATCAAGACGGCGACTGTCTTCTAGTAGATGCTTCAATTCACTCTGGTAGTTACTGAACTCGACCGCATCCTTCAATTGAACAATGTTCACGTGGCACTTAGCAAGAACGCCCCTGTCTTGTAGTTCGCTTGCTGCTAACTTCCCGATAACAGGTCCGAGCGAGACTAAGATGGATACCCGATCCATCTCTGCCTTAGGAATCGTGCCGGTCAGTCCCCAGCGAATAGGAACACATGATAGCACCCCGGTTAGCAACGCCTTTAATACGTCAGCCTTGGCCATATGAACTTCGTCAACGATGACGCAACCGACACCTTCGAAAAACGATTCTGCTAGTTCAGGATCACCGTCGTCTCCCTTTGTATTCTTAAGAAGATTGTTGAGAGATTGCCATGTGCAGATAGTATGCGTCTTGCCATAGTCCTTGCGATCACCGAAGTAGACGCCAACGTCAAGTCCTAGATTGATGTAATCTGCTTCTGTCTGTACGACTAGAGACTTGTTCGGAACGATCACAAGCGATCTACCGTAGGGTTCAGCGCATAACGAC